GGTTCCGGCCGCGATGGCGGACCTCGAGCTGTGCGGTCTGCTTGTAGTAGCCGTCTGCAGCGGGGTCCGCGTTTGGGCCGCCGTTGACCTCGAGGTGGAGGATCGGTCGGCCATCGACCATGCTGCAGGTGCCGCGAGAGGCAGCCAGGGCGAGTACGAGGTTCATGAGGTCGACCGTGTCGCCTTCGTCGTCGGCGATGACGTCGACCGTGACGTACGACGTGCGCACCGTGTCGCCTGTGCCGCCGCCAGGGCTGGTCGTGAGGATCACCGCGCGCCTGCTGCTCGCTGACTTGCGGTTCGACACCTCCACACGTCGCGCGTAGGTTTCGGGACGTATAGCTAGAAGCAGGTCGAGGCGGACGATGAGGTGGGCGAGGAAGTCGCCGTAGATGACGCCGTGCATGCCGCCTCCTACCGGGGTGTCGCGCTGCTCAGGACCGCGCGCATGGCTGCGACGAGGCGGGCACGCTGATGCACCTCAGCCTCAACGCGGAGTCGGACACGCGAGTTGCCGGTGCCCACGCCGGTGCGGATTGCGGTCACGGTTGCGCCCGGGATCTGCGCAGCGATGGCCTCGGCGTGCGGGCGCAGCTGCTGCTCCATCTCTGCAGAGGCCAGGACAGCGCCAAATCCACGCCGGTTGAGCACTACGCGGGGCTTATCCATCGACGTACTCGGTTCGGGCGAGCTGCACAACTGATCCGGGGTCCCATGCGCTGAGCCCGGTCGACCAATCGGCCTCGCTGCTGAACACCTTGTAGCGGGTGCTACGGACCGTGAACTGGTCGTCGGGACCGATGCCGACCGTCGCGGGGAAGTAGAGGGTAATGCGGGTGTTCGAGGTGTCCTCTTCGGACCCGGTGACCTCGTCGCCCAGATTGGGGGCGACGAGCACGTTCTCGAGCGAGTCGGCTGCCTCGGAGAAGATCGGCTTGTTGTACCGGTCACGCTCACCAGTGTCTGCGCGGTGGTGCCAGGTGACCGTCTCTCCGGCCATCAGTACCCCTGCACGATCAGGCCATACGACTTCACCCGGAACGACTGCGCGGTCCGGACATCGTCAGGGGCGAGCCGGGGAGAGCCTCCCTGCGCCCACGCCGCGTACGTCTCCTGCACGCTGAACGGACCGCGGGTCTCACCGCGCTGGCTGACCCCGGCGCGGGCGCGAGGGTCTGCCTCGAACAGCTGCGCGACAATGCCCGCCACGGTGAGCTTCACGAGGTCGGGTACTTCCTCGGAACCGTGCTCGTAATCGACGACGACGAGCATCCCCGTGCGCACCGGCACCTCGAGACGCTGGCCGAGAAGACTGAACCGGTCACCAGGCACACCATCGACCGTTACAACGGACCGGACAGGGCGCTGCGGAAGGGTCAGCGCGCCAGCAGTCACCAGTAGCCGGTTGGTGGACCGGCCCGGGGTGAACAGCTGGCGCGCCTCGAGGCGGAACAGGTCCGAAACCTTCACCAGGTGCACGTCAACCTGCTTCGCCTCGGAGGGGGTGAGGTCACGGCCGAGCGCCGCGACGACGTCTTCCTTTGTTGCTAGCGCTTCGGCCATGACCTCACTCCTTTCAGGCTCCCGCGGGGGCGGTGGTGCTGTACGTGACCTTGATGGCACGCACGAACTGCAGCGTCGGCTTGTTGTCGCCGTCCAGGACGAGCGAGCCGTCCGCGTTCGTCTTCGGGTCGGTGACCGGGGCCGCGCCGGTGAAGGCGTGGACGATCGAACGGTCCCGGAGGTGGTCGCTGTCGTAGTCCCACAGCTGCGTGACGGCGAGACCATTGCCGGCCGCGACACCGCCACCCTTGGCGACACCGTTCGGGACCACCGGGGCGACAACCACCCAGGCGATCGCCGACTCATGAACGAAGTACGACGCGGTCGGGTCGAGCTCGTCGAGCTCGACGATGATGAAGCCACCGAGCCGGCCCACGACACCATCTCGCAGCGCCTCGGGGAGTCCCGCCGTGTCGACGTCGAGCAGCTTGTCGTGCGACGCGATGGCTTCCGAGATGTCCGCGCCGACGATCCAGTACCGGCCGGTGGTCGGCACATGAGCCTTCTGGAACAGCTTCCGAGCGCGGATCGCGACCTTCCGCGGGTCCGACTCGAACGGGTCGGCGCTGTTCGGGTTGAACTTGACCGAGTTGACGAAGGTCGCTCCGGTCAGGGCGGAAACCGTGACCGCCGCGATGGCGTTGCCGACCGCGTCGACCTGGGGAGCCTGCACGTCCCGGACGTAGTTGACCTCGTCGAGGGTCTCTTCCTCGGGCGAGAGAGCCACGGCGCTGTAGATGTGCCGGTTCAGGGTGATCTGGATCTTGGTGTTGACGAGCTTGTCGATGACGATCGCGTCGTCGCCGCGCCACTCCTTCTCGCGGGCGACGAGGACCGCCGGCCGCTTGACACCGATCGTGTCTCCCTCGGCTCCCCGGAAGTCCGCGACCCCGTACTTGGTCGTGAACAGGCCGGGGGCCTTGATGGTCTTCCGGAGCAGAGCCAGCGCGGTCTGCGCGAACTTCGTGCCCTTCGTGAAGATGTTGTTGTCCGCCACGAGTCCTCCTTGGGGTTTGTTGTGGCCGCTTGGGTTCGTGGCGAACGCCAGCGGAGATTACGGCGTGGTTGCCGCCGCGACGATGTCGTCAGCCGACATCTCGCCTTCACCGATCACGGTCCCGGTCTTGCCCTGGCCCTCGGCTGATGCCGTGGTCGCGGGTGCAGGAACCATTTCGAGCAGTTCGTCGGCGTGCGCCTCAAGCTCCTCGCGAGTCGTGCCCCGAAGTGCGGACGCCTTGATCTTGCGATCGGCGAACCCCTTCTCAGTGGCGATGTCCTCGCGGAGCTTCGTGGCTGCCTCCTTGGCGTCGCGTTCCGCGACAGCCTTCTCAGCGGCCTCGGCACGCGCCTGAACCTTCTCGAGCTCGGTCTTGTTCGCTTCCTCGTGCTCGTCGAACTTCTTCGCCTTCTCGGCGTTCGACGCGGCCCGCTCCTCGTTCTTGCGAGACAGGCCCTTCCACTTCTCAGCGTCGGCGAGTGCTGCCGCCAGCTGCTCCTCGAGCGTTGCGCCCTCGGCCGGCTTCTGCTGGTCGTCGTTCGGCATCGGTATCTCCCGTTTCGGGTAGGTGGTTGACCGTTTCGGTCAATCCCCGCGGATGCAGGGAAGTCAGTTGAGTGCCGCGATGTCCGCGGCGCTGGTGAACTTGTCGGACCGCCACGCGAGGGTCGGCCCAAGCTCCCCGTGGTCGTTGACCACGACGAGGTCCGTGTAGTCGCTCAGCGGGTTACCGGCGGAGGACGTCTTCTCAATGCCGAGGTCGCGCGCGCCGCGGTCGGACGGGCCGCCGAGCTTCTGGTCGATGAGTGCGTGGGTGCGCTCGAGTAGGTCCGGGTCGAGGATCGTGCCGGGCCCGTCGGATTCCTTGACCGGCTGCACCCCGCAGTCGCAGCCGGGGTGGATTGGCATGAGCTCGTGCTTGCTGTACTTCTGGGTCGAGGCGATGGCGCACAGCGCGCAGTTCTCGAGGCCGGTGAGGACCCGGCGGTACCCGTAGAAGCCGGACGCCTCGAGCGCGCGCTGCGCCTGCCGGTTCTTGGCCTGCTGCAGCTCGGTTGCGACGATGGTGAGCATCCGGTCGAGCCCGTACGCGATCGCAGCGTCGAACGGGGAACCGTTCGAGAGTGCCGTGTACAGCGTGACCGCGCCGCGCCGGTAGACCTCCGCGGACGGGGTGCCCCGGTAGCCGAGGATCATTTCCCGGTCGACGGTCGCCCCGGCGGTGGTGCCAGCGACGAGGGCCGCCTGCCCGATGTAGGCGTTCGTCAGCGTCGCCGTCGCCATCTGCCCGGCCTGTACTTGTGGCAGGATCTGCGCAATCAACCGATCGATGTCCGCGTCCCGGTAGGACGGCGACGCATCCCACCGGGCTGCCGTGAGAGCGATCGTGCGGTCGCGGATCTGCGTCGTCGTCGTCTGGTGAGCCGCCGTCAGTTGATCAAGCGTTGCTAGCGCCACCGGCTGCTCCGATCAGGGTCGCGGCAAGCAGCTGATCCGTGGCCGCGTCGGCTTCGTCCTGCGCGATCTCGTCCGGGGACATGCCCATGATGTTCTGCTTGATCCACCGAGCCGACATGCCCGCCGCCTTCGCCTGCGCGGCGGCCTGCGTCTTCTCGGTGAAGGACACGTGCTCGGGCGGCATCCACAGCACCTCGACGGTCTCGCCGTCGTCGACACGGAGGATGCGGAGCGCCTCGAGGAGGGCAGCCGACATGGGGGCGGTGACCCGGGCGATGCGGTTCTTCGCCTTCTGAATCTCGCCCTCCTTCGCGTTCGCTGCTCCTTCCGCGGACTGGTTCTCACCAGACGGGATGAACACCGAGATCGGGGTGCGGATCGCTCCCGCGAAGTCGCGTGCGTCGGCCTTCTCACCATCGAGGAGAGGGCGGATGTCGGTCTGCTCCGACTCCCACACGTCGATGCCATCGGGGAGGTCCCACAGCGCGCCAGGGGCAGGCTCGAGGATCTTCGCCCAGTCGATCGAGTTGCCGTCTTCATCCTCCGACGGCAGGCCGCCCTTCATGGCACGCTGCTTGAACGCCTGCATCGCGGTGACGACGAGGCGCTGCAGCTTGCCGAGGTTGATGCGGTCGATGACGTCCGTGTGCGGCTCGAACTCAGCGACACCGTCCTTGTTCTCGAGGACGTACACCGGCACACCGCCCGCGTACGACTCCGCGACCCCAACCTCGTCCCACTCGCCGGCCACGAGGCCGATGGGGGTGCCGTTTTCATTCATCGACTTGCGGACGAACTGCTGACGGAGCCCCGGCACCCACACGAGCGCGTAGTCGAGCCCGGTGTCTAGGTCGCGCCACGCCTTGAGCGCCGCACGGGCACGCCATGGCTGCGTCGGGTCAGGTGCGGTGATGACCTGCTCAGGCATCTCCGACGTGATGATCGGTTCACCCTCACGGACACCCGTGATGAGGTATCCGACGCTCGTGGTGAGCATGTTCGAGATCGCGTCACCGAAGACGACGTCGAGACGGTTGTCGCGCCACACGCGACGTGCAGCGAGCACGCCCGGGCTCGTCATGGACGTGCCCACCCGCACACCGTTCGGGACCATGCGGCCACCGAGCGACTCGCACGCGAGGCCGCCGTAGTTCGTGCGTGCCTTCTTCTGGAAAGCCACCCACGTCGTCTTCGTGTTCTTGCCCATCTCGGGCAACGGTGCGTGACCGTTCGA